GCAAGAATGCTGTATGCTGATTTAAGAGGTCATCATGGTAAACGATGGAACTATGAACCTGGAGATTGGTATATGGGTCGTAAAAACAAAAGGAGATAGCTATGTATATGAAAAAGAAAAAAGATAAAAAAAAGAAGAAGAAAAAAAATAAAAAAATGAAAAGCAAATATTAATATTAGGTGTAATCATTTTGATGGTTGGGTATGGTCGGAGGGTTAAAAGGAGATAAATATGCCAAAAGGTAAAAACAAAAAGTATAGTAAAAAACAAATGAAGATAGCAAGAATGGCTGCACCATTTGATAGAATAACTGGTGCTGACTTTGCTAAACTTAAAAAAAAGAAAAAGAGAAAAGTATGATGAAAACAGTTAAAGCACCTAAAGGATTTCATTGGATGAAAAAAGGTAGTTCATATAAACTTATGAAAGGTACTTATAAACCACATAAAGGTGCTGTTAAGATGGCTAAATTTACAGTACAGAAAAGACATACAGGATGAAACAAGTAATTCTTGATGCATTAGAAAAAAGATATGAAGCTCAAATATCTGAAGCTGATGCTACAATTAAAATTTATTTTAACAATAGTGTAGGAATTGGAGAACACCCACAGCACATTGATGAGGTAGATAAATTAATTGAAAAGATTGCTAATGCAGAAGAAAAAATAAAAATATTAAAGGAGTTTGAATAATGGCAAAACTATGTGCAAGAGGTAAGGCAGCAGCGAAGCGAAAGTTTAAAGTTTATCCTAGTGCCTATGCCAATATGTATGCTTCTGGTGTATGTTCAGGAAGAATAAAACCTAAAAAGAAAAAAAGAAAAAGATGAGTTTAAGAAAGTGGACATCAGAAAAATGGGTGGACATTGCTAATCCCAAAAAAGGTGGTGGCTTTCCTCCATGTGGTAGATCCAAAGGTGAGAAAAGAAGAAACTATCCTAAATGTGTAAAATCATCTAAAGCTAGATCAATGACAGCCAGTCAAAGGAGAGCAGCAGTTTCAAGAAAGAAAACAGCAGAGAGAAGGTCTAGGAAAGGCAAAAGACCTAACTATGCCAAAACATAATAAGAGTTGGGTTAAATCAAAAGTTATAGTTACATTAGTTGGAAATTGTAGATACTGTTCAGCAGAGATTTTAAATAGCGATAGCTTTGTAAGTTTTTATCCTAAAGGTCATGCTCATTACGAATGTATGCGTAAAGCTGATGAGGATAAGACTTATGAGAATGAAAGTAAATTTGATTGGTAAGGCAGCCATATTTCAGACTGCCTTTTATATTTAGTTAATTGTCAAAAAACTCTTTCCAATTCTTATTTAAAGACCACCAATCATTATGACCAACAATAAACGCATAAGGTTTGTGTCTTAATTTAGATGGAGAATGTTGTATGCTTTCTCTGACAGCTAACTCACATTCTTTTTCTGCTTCTTCTTGAGTCTTACCTCTACCCCAAGCATGAGCAACTCCCCTTCTTCCTATTGCATAACAAAGAAAGAAATCATCATCTTTTTTATTTTTCATTTTAACCTTTCTGTTTTTTTATTTACCCATTATACCACATTGAGTTTTTTAATTTTTTGTAAAAAAATATTTTTATTGAAAACTAGACGATTGAAATTTTTGGGTGTTATATTATTAGTGCGACACTATGAATAGTTTTTGGGTTTTTTAGTGTTTTTAACTTTCCCAAAATTTTACTGCATCTGTAAGATAATTTTCTTCCATTTCGTTTCGCCAAAAGTAATGGTCAAACTGTGGTTGAATGTAATCTTTTACAACTTTAGGATCTGTGCTTATTTTCATTAAGTTTTGTCTTATCTTACATCTTTGTATTATCTTTGGTATTCTCTTTTCTATATTTTCTGGTTTTAAATCATCGCAATTATCTGCACTAAATACTTTGTAAGACTCCTCATTGATATAACAGATATAAACTGGCAACTTAAATACAGAATAATAAAAATCTATTTGTAAAAAATTATAAGGTTCTACAGTTTCTGGTAGTTTATTAGTTAGCCAAGACCTAGTGCCATCTTTTTTAACTCTACCTCTTTTGGGAAACTTACATTTGTCCTCAATAATAACTTTACCTTTTAAATCACAATAACCATGAACAGGAATGTTAATACCCTCAAACCATCTGAATGCTTCTATCTCTGGCTTACAATCTTTATATCCAGGTATTGTTTGATGAGCTGCATGACCATTGGCTATCATCTTGGGTAAGATTTGTTTGTAATATTCAAACTCATCATGTTGGTCAACATTAGGAATTATTTTTTTAAGTTTTTCTTCTATAGGAACAAACATTATTTACGCATCTCATTGTTCATTTTAGACATAAAAGATTGAATCATAGTTTCTTTATTAATATCTAAAAAATAATCTAAAGGTTTATTTAAAAATTTAGATATTCTAATTAAATTAACAATAGGTATTCTGTTTTGTCCTTTTTCATATTTGCCTATTTGTTGAAAAGTTGTTTTGAGTGCTTTTGCTAGTATCTGTTGGGTTGCAGGTTTCTTAATATAATATCCATCTACCTCTAATTTCTCATCAAAGTTTTGAACATATATTTCTCTTGCTAATCTAGCTTCTTTTATTTTTTTACCAATGTGAATATAAAATTCATTATCTTCTACAAAGTTTTTTTTTGCTCTATCTGATAGTTTCATGTCTTTCCTTTCATTTAGGGTATAGAACCCCTTAAAATAAATGCAACTTTTTGTATATACTTAATTAAGTATATAAAAATCTAGCATCTTTATTTTCTGCCTCAACTATTCTTCGGAACAATTGGTTATATTCCTTGAAGTTTTGCAGAGTGTGTACACATTGTCTGCCACTTTCTTTAGCACCCATAATTTTTTTGTGTGCTTTGTCTAGCTTTGTGTACAACCTAATGTTGCTATTTCTTAAGCTCATCATTTACCTCACCGATAACTTTAATATTTGCACTAACAAGTTTGTGTTCGGTGATATTTACTTTTGCAAACTCACTAGGCATTTTTTGATTGTGTGCTTTTTTTGTTGCTTCTTCAACATTTGCACCATCAAAAATTTCTTCAAAATCAGCAGCTAACTCTATGCTTGATGTTTTAATTACTTTAGTCATTCAATACAACATTTCTACTATAACCAGAATATTCTCTTTTAATCTCATTTCTTTGTTCTAGTTTTTGTATCAGCACACTTACTGAATTTTTACTTTTATAACCCAACTCTTTAGCCATTTCTGAAAAAGTCGGACTATATTTGTATTTTTTAGTATAATTTTTAATAAATTGCAATAGCTTAAGCATTTTAGGAGTCATTGGTCTTTTAGTTGTTCTTGTTTTCATCTATGACTAACCTCCTCAATAATTCTGTATATCCATTGATGTCATCAAATGAATCTTTTTTGTAATCTTTTGATTGCATGATTCGCCATGATTTTAACAAAATCATAAATAAACCAAAGAATTTCAAGGGTATTTTAACATCTTGGTTATTATGAATTGACAAATATTTTTCCATTATTCCTACCATTACATAAGAGGTATGGTCAAAGTGTCCATAATCATTTTGTTTTTGTTTTAATAATCTTTCTATCTCACTTATAAATTTTACATTATCTGACATAATTACCTTTGTTATCTTCACACCAATGAGCAAAAGCTACTTTGTTTTGGTATATTGGATATGTTCTTTTTCCTATTTCTTTAAATTTTATTACTGACTTATGTATTTCCTCACAAGTAAGGGTAGTTTCAAATTTAACTTTATGTAAAACATATCCCTCACTTGTAAGTAAAGCCAAAACTAAAATAACAACTTTCAATTAACTAACTAAAAAGGAGCTTGTTGTTGTTTAGGTTTTTGACTATTCTGTTTTGGTCTAGGTTCATTTTTATAACCAGAAAGTATTGTTCCCTGATCGTTTAACCAACCAATTAAACCTTTATGTCCTCCTGCATCAGGATAGTTCATTTCTCCAGTAAATTTATCATCACCTTTAAATAAGACTCCGACCTGTGCATAGACTTTGACAAACTTGGTGTTGCCATCTTTTGATTGAGCTTTAACACCTAGTATTGTTCCTTTGTTGCCATTATCTAAATTAACATTTCCTGAAAAATCAATTTTGATGGCTTTTTCATTGTTGGCATCATAAGGAAATAGAACCCAATCCTTTTGCTTACCACTACCATTGTTTTGCATTTTGTCCTCCATTGGTTTGTATGCTTTTTTGTTGTGATTCAAAAATCTTTTCTATTGAATCATTTTCTTTTTTCCAATTACTATAAAGAGCAGTTAGTTTTGTCTCTGTTGTTTGCTTCTTTATTTGTTCGTTAATTGAAACTTGTTTGTTATTACCTTGATTGTTCAAAGCATTAACTAATTCTTCAGCACTAGCAAATTCAGATCCTGATAAACCAAATGCAGCTAAACATCTACCTAAAGCACTTGTTGATGCGTTTTCTAATGCACTTGTTTTATTAATATAAGATGAATTTCTAAACTCCTCTGCATGACCTACACTATAAATTGTATCGCTAATATATAATTCTACTTTAACAATTACCCTGTCATTATCATGGTGTAATATTTCTTCATTAAATCTAGCCTCTGGAAATCTTTGTAATAAATGTTTATGTCTTTCTACAACAATTGCATATTGTTTTCCTTTAATAGAAACTGTTGGTATATTACCTATTTCTTTTAAACACTCTTTTCTTCTGTCTTTAAAAGAACCTTTACTTTTTTCTTCTGGCACTTTTTCTGTTTTTTTCATTGTCTTTCCTCTCATCGTTTAGTTGTTTATTTAAAAAATCTATTAATTGTTGTCGCTTATCTATTTCTTTTTGTAATTCTGTTTTTTCATCATCTCTTTGTAATAATAATTGTGTGCTTTTTTTTATATCTTGTTTAAGATTTCTGTTTTCTGTTTGCAGTTTTGCAAGTTGTATCATTACTTGATCTGTCATTTCTTACCTTTCATTACTTGTTCTAATGTTAAATTTTCTGTAATCATGTCTTGCATACCTTGACCAGCTAATCCACCAAATATCATTTTTAAATTAGGTTTTAATTTTTTTCTTTCGGCAGCAGTTAGTTTGCAATAGTCAAAAAACCATTGGTCTATATTTTTATTTAATTGACTTGGTGATAAATGGTCGGCAGTAAACATTCCACCTTCCTCTTTCTTTGTCCATTCTTTTCCTATTTTTTTAAGCATTGAAACCATACAATATAAAATATACAAAAATTGTCAAAATACTATACAAGATAATTTCAATTTGTGGGTGCATTATCTGTGTCAAAATTTATTGTTGCATTAAAAGAAAACGATATTCTTTCATCATCTTTATTGGTACTATTAAATGGGTACACAACATGGGATAAATTGTTCGGAAACAAAATCCATTGCCTAACCTCTGGCATAACCCTATAATTAACATCAGCAAACATATTTTCAGAACCCTCAATAAACTCTGTCTGACCTGAAAAGTCATTGTGTTGTTTTGCATTTTCTGTTGGAATCATTGAGTCTGGTATTTGTAAATAACCAACGCAGCTTAAATGATAATTAGGATGCACATATTCAGTATGTCTATGGCAAGGATTATAGTCGCCAGGTTTAGATATTACATACCAAGCACTATTAATTAAGATACTTTTAATTTTATGTTTTATATGTGCGTTTGTATATGAAACTATAATTGGATCAAAGAAAGCTGCTTTCCATTTAAGCATAATCTCTGGTGTAATTAAATATTCTTCTGCTACATGACCGACTAATCTTTCTCCCCAATCATGATCCTTTTGTTTCTTTTTGTCATTTCTTATCTTTTTTAAATCATCTTTAAAATCTTTTAATAATTCTAAAGGTAGTTCGGCTCTTGCCATTGATGAGCCAAAAGGTTTAAAAATTTTAAAATTTATCTTGTCTTTCATTGTCCTCCATAGGTGTTAGTTCATTAAGTTCAATTTTATAAGCAGCAGGTCTATGGTCATAACCAAAATTAGATAGTTTTTCAGGTGGTAAATCACCATTAAAAATAAATGAACCTACAATATTAAAATTAAAATCCTTATCATCATTTTTAATTATTAGAATATACTTACCTTTCTTTTCACCAGGTCTAATCAGTAAAAAATTATATGCTTTTTTATCTTGTGTTCTTATCTCTATATTGTCTTGAAAGTCAGAATCCTCATATCTTTGCAAATTATCGGTATAAGACGCATTATGGTAGGAGTTAGTCCATTTTGCCCAAGAAACCTCTCCTAATGCTCCTAGAAAGCCATCATAGAGCTGATTTTTAAGGTTCTTATCATATCCATAGCTAAAACCTTTATTCATTCTTAAATTACCAATAAATCTCTTTTGAGCTATTGTATAAGCTAGTTCTACATCATTCGGATCTAGGTTTACTTTTACCATTTATACCTTTCATTAATTGATTAAATACTGTTGTTGTTGGGTTAAGGTCATAATCTTTAAAACTACAACCACAAACTAATATAAAAATTATTAAATATTTCATATCCAATCTATTGTAGGTTTACCATTATAATTAACATCATAAATAAACCAACCAAAAGCCATTAAACCAGCAGCTTTTGTATTTGATGATTCTTTTTTAAATGGAACTCTACGACTAAAAATCAAAACTTTTTCTAATTTATTTTGATTAAAAATTATTTTTCTTCTTTCTAAACCCTCTAAATATGAAAGTTTGTTAAGCATACATACTTTTTTCTTTGCTAAATTTAATGCCTTGTATGTAAATTCTGTTGATAAATTAAATGGTGGATTTGTAACAATATTATCAACTTTTTTATCTGATTGTAAAAAGTCTATTCCTATTTTTCCATAACCTCTGTCAATTAAATCTGAACTATAAACATCATAACCTTGTTTAATCATTACTTTAGACATAGCACCATTACCACAGGCACATTCCCAAATATTACCTTCAAATTTTTGTCTATCTAATAATGATTGAGTCGCTTCTGGTGGTGTTGGATAAAAATCATCTTTCTCTCTATCACCTCTTACATTATGTCCCACATAAGCTAACGCACTACTTTTTTTCATTTTTTATCTTTCCTTAATTCATCTAATTGTTTTATTCTTTTTTCGTATTGCTCCAATGTTTCGCCAGAAAAATATTTAAACCAGCAATCAGCACAATAATCTTTACCTCTTTCAACCACATCTGCTTTCATTTGGCATTTACAACAAGTTCTCACATCACCATATATATTCATTAATTAGTAGCAAAATAAAATATCAATAGAGCTATTTCTACTGCAATAATTGTTTCAAGCATAATTGACCCTTTCCTTTCCAATTTCTATATTTATTATAATAGACTCCATTCTTGGCTTTAGACCCTTCAAGAGTATATATAAGCATCAACCTTTTAAGATTATGTAAATCATTTTTGGTAAGTTTATATTTATCTTTCATTAAAATATAATTATTCCTATTGCTAGACCCACCAAGAACCAAACTATTTCGGATCTATAATATAGACTCCAAACTTTATATCTTTGTATTAGTTTTGACATTGATTTCACAATTAACTTTACTTTGTTGTTCTTTTAAAAAAGATGAAAATTTTTCATATAAACTTTCTATATCTGTTTTAAAAAGTGATTTTGCATTTAATCTGTCTTTTTTAACCATCCAAAGACAAACTTTTATTTTTTCTATTTCTGTTAAATTTAATTTCATTTCCTATCCTTTAACCTTTTTATTAATTTATATACCTCTTGCAAGTCAAATATTGAGCAAGAACCTATATACTCTATTGATTCCTCTCTCATTTCTTTCTGTTCTTGATAGACTTTCTGCTTATTCTTATCAATAACCTCAAAATGTTCTTCTTTTAGTTCAGGCATATTTCCCCCCTTTTTTTTTATCCCAACTTGTAATTATTTTTTCATTTGTAGAATTATCTATATAAACAATCCAATTTCCAATCGTAATATAAATTGCTCTGTTTTTGATATTTCCTTTACCTCTTATATCTAGTTCTATTCCTTTTATCTTTTTTTTCATTATTCCCCACTATTAAGTTTATTTACTAGATCCTCTGGTAGCTCAATTATATCCTCTTGAACGACCTCCTCTGTTTGTCTTATTGGCTTATTAACTTTGTCCATAAGACTCAATTCACCAAAACCTATGAAGTCGAACATCTTACGACCTTTAAAGGTTTTGCTAAATATCTTGTATATGTCTATGTCTTTAGCTTTCATTATCCCTCCTTAATTAATTTTATAATTTAATATTTTTGATAATTTATCCCAATCTTTTTTAGTCATACTAGGTTTTTTAGGTTTTTCATAAACCATCAAATTTGGTTGAGTTGAAATTAAATTATAACCTTGATTTTCTAATTTAGTTTTTTTTATCTCTGCTTTTCTTAATGAGTTAGGAACAAGATTATTCCATGACACATATTGTATTTTAGTTGTATATTTAGTCATTTTCTCTCCTTTTGTTGATTCGTTAAACATACAATATTTATACATATTCTGTTCTATTAAGCAAGTATAAAAACCCTAGAGTGTAAAATAATTAATGTTCGCTAAATGTTCTGATTGATTGTAAAATGATTAAGTATAAAACACTTACCCACAAAGGAAAGATTTATGACTACTAAAGGGTTTACCATGATCCCAAATCAATTAATAGTTGATGAAGGGTTAAGCAAGGAAGCTAAAGCATTATTCATATATTTAAGATATTTATCGCCAAAATTTAGGATCTTGAGAAATGCCACATTAATGACAAAATTGGATATGTGTTTATCCACACTTCAAAGAGCCAAAAATGAGCTTATTAAGAAAGAGTATTTAATTATCCACAGAAAGACCTCTGCCAATAAATATGAGTTAAGACTACCTAAAATACAAGCAGCTGATTACTTATTAAATAAGCAGGGGGGTAAGTATAATTTACTTAGTATTAAGAGTAACAAAACTAACCTTAACAATAATATATCTTATAAGAAAGGTTTTAAAGGTTTTAAGAAATGAGTGAAGAACTTTATTACTTTAATAATAGACCTTTACAATTAAGCTATTCCAACGACTACACCACTGGCGAAAAAATTGAAATAGTTTTACAAATACAACAAGATTATGAGTCTGGGATGCTGTCGGTGGATCAGATGCGTTGGATAGTGTTTAATTGTCGTTTTGGAGCTTTTACTGTTCAACGAATAATAGACAAGTTAATGTTTTCAGGTAAATTAAAACAAAATCCAATAACCCTTGACAAGCGAACATTTAGTAAAAAACCTATGCCTTTTGACTTGTAAATATACCACATGTTGTGGTATAAATATCACACATTTAAGCTCCCTCTTTAGATGCTTAAATTTATTAGGTTATAACTATTGAGTGTTCTAGTGATCTTATTTCTTTCCTTTCTAAACTAGGACACTCACCAAATTACTATGGCAAGAAAAAAAAAATTAACTACAAAACTAGCTCAAAAGATCCTGGATTATTTTGCTGATGGCCACACTATCAGAGAAGTATTTTTAAAAGATGATGTTGATATTACTTGGTCAAACTTTAGAAACTATTTAATAGCTGATGACTCATTAATGCTGCGTTATCAAAAGTCAAAAGAATTAGCTGTGGATCTAAAATTATCAGAGCTGGAAGATAAAAGAAAAATATTAGAAGATAAGATTGAAAGAGGTGATTTAGATGGCAAAGCTGGTCAGAACTTGGTTAATCTTTACAAGATAATTACAGCTTCAGCTCAATGGAACGCATCCAAAATTGCATCTAAAAGGTATGGAAAAGCAGCAGAATTAACAATAAAAGGTGATGATAAACAACCTTTAAACATTAGTTGGAGCAAATAAATAGGTAACAAATGTTTACTAATTGTTTAATAAGTATTGATTTTATTGGAGTTGTGGCAAAACAAACACACAAAAAGTTTGTTTATTACACATGATATTGTGGCAAAAATGCAACAAGTTGCATAAAAACAACATAATTAATTATTATTAGTGATAATCATAAATTATCGGTAGTAATAATTTAATAGATTTACGAAGAACAAAGTGCGAACATGGGGGTTTTCTAGTTGGGGTTGCCTGATTTTACTTGTGTCGCTAAATAAAAATTAATGTATGGTACACACAAATGGATGATAGATTTCTTAAAACAATAATCTTCATAATGAAGGATAAAAAAACAAAAAAACCAATAGTGATTACACACTTTCAGGGTTTTCAAGATGATGATGAAGCTGCTGACTTTTCTGACTTCTTAAAAACACAATTTGTTTTACCAACAGATTATCCTGATGATAATGTAACAATTCACTAGGGGGGTTTTGTTATAATATGAAACAAATTGTTATTCCTTACAAACCAAGAGAAATCCAAAATTTTTTGCATAAAAAATGCGACATGAACCGATTTAATGTTGTCATAGTTCACAGGAGAGGGGGTAAGACTGTATTTGCTATCAATCACTTAATCAAAGCTGCTTTAATGAATACTAAACCTTATCCAAGATATGCCTTTATTTCGCCATTTAGATTACAAGGTAAATCAACTGCATGGGATTATCTCAAACAATTCTCTGCTGCCATACCAGGAACAAAATTCAATGAGTCTGAATTAAGAGTGGATTTTTCTGTAAACAATAGTCGTATTCAAATTATTGGTGGTGAGAATAGTGCTGCAATCAGAGGACAGTATTTTGATGGTATAGTTTGCGATGAAACACAAAACCTTTCGCCAGACCTCTTTGATACCATCTTAAGACCAGCTCTTTCTGACAGACATGGTTTTGCCATATTTATCGGAACACCGATGGGAAGAAACTGGTTTTTTGATTTACATGAAAAAGCCAAACATACCGAAGGGTGGTTTACCAAAGTGTTTAAAGCTAGTGAAACCAAGATTATAGATCAAGAAGAATTAAGAGCTGCGAAAGAAACGATGTCGCCAGAGAGTTATGCTCAAGAGTTTGAGTGTTCATTTCAAGCAGGTATATCAGGTTCTTATTTTGGTAAAATTATGGAGGAGCTAGATCAAAAAGGTAATATTAAAAATTTTGACATAGATGAGGATTTAGAAGTTGAAACCTGGTGGGATCTAGGAATGAACGATAGTACAGTTATTACATTTGCTCAAAGACATGGTAGTGAGATTAGAATAATTGATTGCTATGAAAATTCAGGTGAGGGATTAGAGCATTATCTAAATGTGATTGATAACAAAGATTATAATTATTCAAAGCATATTGCACCCCATGATATTAGAGTTAGAGAGATTGGCACAAATAAATCTAGGTGGGAAACAGCAAAGGAACTAGGTTTAGAGTTTGACATAGCTCCAAAATTAAGTATTGAAGATGGTATTGAGCAAGTAAGGAGAATGTTGCCGAATTGTTATTTTCATAAAAACAATTGCAAAAAGCTCATAGAAGCATTAAAGTCCTATTGCAAACGATGGGATGAAAAAAATAATTGTTTTAGGAATAAACCCCTGCACAATTGGTCATCACACTTTTGTGATAGCATACGATATGGAGCAATCGTAGAGCCAGTTACCAGAAGTGATTGGTCTAAACCGATAAGTGTAGATACGAATTATATAGTTTAATATGGCAAAAAAAATCATAGAATTATCAGACCCTAAATTACGAAGTTTACTTTCAAATCAAATTGACAATGCTTTAGGTTATTTAGGTGGTCATCTTTCACAAAGCAGAAGAAAATCTTTAGAATATTATTTAGGTGATAAACTTGGTACAGAGATAGATGGTCGTTCACAGGTGGTGTCAACTGATGTATCTGATACTGTAGAAAGTATCTTACCAAATCTATTAAGAGTTTTTACAGCTAGTGATAATGTGGTTCGTTGTGATCCTGTTACAGCCGAAGATGTACCTCTTGCCGAACAAGCATCTGCTTATTTAAATCATGTTTTCTACAAGGAGAATAATGGCTTTCAATTATTATATAATTTTTTTAAAGACGCATTGATTGAGAAAAATGGTTTTTTAAAAATTTATTATGATGAGTCTGAAACAGTAGAACATGAAACTTATAAAAATTTAACTAAAGCCGAAAAAGATGCACTTAACGATACTAAAGATGAAATAGAAGAAGTTGAAGAAGAAGTATTTGAAGATGAGTCTGCCAAAGAGGATTATGAAAAATTAATTGAGCAGTACGAAGCTAGAGGTGTGGATGTATCTCAAGTTCAGAAACCAGATTTTACATTATACAATTGCAAAATTAAAAGAACTAAAAAAGCAGGTAAAGTAAAAATTGAAAGTGTACCACCTGAAGAATTTTTAATTAGCAGAAACGCAAAGTCTATTGACGATGCCGATTTTGTTTCTCATAAAGTTTTAATGTCAAGATCAGATTTAGTGGCTATGGGTTATGATGAAGAAGAAGTTAATTCATTACCAAAGTCAGACGAAGATATTTTTAATACTGAAGAAATAGTTAGATCAAGAAACATAGATGAATTTAATATTGATTCTGCAACAGATAAATCTACAGAAAAAGTTTTAATTTATGAGTCTTATGTAAGATACGATTTTGATGAAGATGGTATTGCTGAACTGCGAAAAATTATTTCTGCTGGAGATAGTGGTTCTATGGTTTTAGAAAATATGCCATGTGATAATATTCCATTTGTAACAATCACACCTATTCCAATGCCACACAGATTTTATGGTAGATCCATTTCTGAATTAGTTG